GATGCTAACTACATCGAGCGTGTAGAGACAGAAGGATTGCGTGTAGAGTTTAGCTACGAAGATAGCGACAACTTCCAACGCAACTTGGTAACTGCTCGTGTTGAATGTTTTGAAGACATCAACATCATGAGAACAGATGCCATGATCTACGGATCATTCTAAATAGGTGCTGTGGTTTGATGTGGTGGGGCCGGTTTCGGCTGGCCCCTTTTTTTAATAAATCTCTATGCTATACAATCTACTTATTGACTGGGAGGACCAGACCTCCGAATCGGGGTTGACTGAGCCCTTAACCGTTGCCGAGGTAAAAAACTATCTCAGGCTCGAGGGGTTTATTGATCAGTCCGAAAGTATCTCATCTGACTTTAATGATGATGATGCTTTGATAGCGGAGCTTATCCGGTCAGCTAGAGAAAGGATTGAGGAGTTTACTGGCCTGAGCTTAATCCCTAAGACATGGGAGATTGAGTTTACAAATTTGGCTGGTAACTTTGAGATACCCTTTGGTCCAGTAAATACCATCATCAATGTAAAAGATGATGAGGGGGATAGTATCAGCACAGATGATTTTGAGGTCTCTTTGAATGGCCGACTCTTAAAGACACCTAAGTACGAAAATATGACCATGCTTTACGAAGCTGGTTTTATTAACTTACCTAAAGGGTTAAAAGATGCCATGTACAAAGAGGTGGCTTACAGATACACTAATAGAGGGGATGAGAATGTCGATGGCATGAGCCGAGAGGCCATGAATTTGGCATCAAGATATAAAACTGTTAACTGGTTAGGATGATAGGTAACCTAAAGCCCATAAAGCTGCTAAAATATACCCAGACCATTGATGCCAATGGAGATGCTACCGAGTCGGTGGCTACAACCTATAAGATGTGGGCTGAGGTAGAGGATGGCGGTGGGTCTAGGAGTCAAGCGGATGGTCGGACAGAAATGTCAGATACTAAAACCTTTAGGCTGCCTTTTAGGGGGTACAATATCACCCCAGATTACAGGATAGAGTATTTTGGGCAAACTTATTCCATTGGTAGTGTCCGTAGGATAGATGAGAAGCGATTTTTTTGGGAGATAACTGCATTAGCAATCTTTGAACTTGATTAAAGTAGCAACCATAGGCTTTGATAAATTATCTGACCGTTTGTCAACGGTGGGTAAGGCCATGAAAGATGAGGTGCAGGCCGAAGTCGAGGCAAGTGCTATGGAATTTGTTGCTTTAGCTAAGAGAGATTTAGCTGGTCAAGGTGGAGATAGGGGTACATTGCTTAGATCAATAACCTATCAAAGAGAAACACCTTACAGCTACATAGTTTCAGCTAATGCCTCTTATGCTCCTTATATTGAGTTCGGAACTAAGCGAAAGTTCAAGCCATATCCGGGCACTGAGGAGTATGCTGCTCAGTTTAAGGGTGGCGAAAAAAAGGGCGATTGGATAGAGATGTTAATGTCTATCTATTCGTGGGTAAAGCGCAAAGGGATTGGGGTTACATACAATGTAAAAACCAAAAGAAAAAACCGCCAGACCAAAGATCAGCGGTTGAGTATAGCCTTTGCAATCACAATGAGTATCTTAAAGAATGGTATTAGTCCAAAGCCTTTCTTTTACAAGCAAATACCTATTGTTCAAAAATCATTAACAGAACGAATAAACAGAGTACTAAGTGGCATTTAAGACCGCACTATACGACCTAAAAACAGAATGGTATCAGACTCTTAATGGGGTTGTATCGGTGCCAGTTTATAAGGATGCTGTGCCTTTGTCTCAGAATGGCAACTATGTACTAATAAGGTCAGAGGGTAGTACCCAGACAGACCTCAATAACTCTGCATTTTTTCAGTCTGCTATTATTGTGGTGGATATTTTAACTAAATTCGCTACATTAGGAAATAGTAAGACTGCTTACGATATAGCCCAAGAGATTTACGATGAGATTATTCTCGGTCCTAATTCTTTTGGCATAACCATACCAGACCATCAGATAACACAAATCACCATACAATCAGAGACCGAACTTTACGAAGATGATGGCTCTGAAAAGACATTTAGGCTTTTACTTCGTTATGAGCATATTATTAATCAAAATTAAATAAAAACAAATGGCAGATGCTACAACAATCTCTGGCAGTGTGATGTTCATTGAATATTCAGACACTCCGAGTGGTGCAAGAAAGTCGGCTGTTTGCCAGAGTGAGGGATCATTCGATGGCAGCCGCAATGTAGTTAGTGATGAGACTAACTGTGGAACTTTGAAAGTATTAGGACCTCAGAACAACCGTTTCACTTTGAATGCGGTAGTTGACACTGTACCTGATGCTAACGAGGCTTCTTTCAATGATTTTCAAACTCTGTATGCCAACAACACAAAGAAGTACTGGCATCTGACAGATTCAGCCGAAACCATCTATCATGGTGGTTATGGTTGGATTTCAGCTCTCGGTCAGCAGAATGTTAGCGGTCAGACTGCTAAGTTCACAATGACTATTGAGATTGAGGGAGACATTGATACAACACCAGCAAGCTAATACACATGAAACAAATCACACACACCATCGGAGGCAAAGAGGTTACATTGGATGTCGGCAAGATGTGGTTCTCAAAGTTCTACGGAGAGGCTACATCTTCTGACCCTCTGTTGATGTCTGAACTTCTAAGCAAGCCCGACAAGCAATTTGATTTTATTTGTGGCCTTGTTTATGGTGGCTTGAACTGCTATAATAAGGTCAATGGGGTAAAGGAGTTTATCTCTATCGAGCAGGTCCAAGACTGGGTCGGTGCGATGGATGAGTCCGATGCCGCTAGTTTAATCAATAAGTTTGTAGAGGCTAATAAACCTAAAGAACAGGGGGAAGCCCCAGCCCAAGTGGCAAATCCTTAACTTGGGATGAGATGAGGTCGGAAGCCTTTGGCCAGATTGGTCTGCTTCCGGTGGAATTTTATGGTTTGGAGGTCGAGGAGTACCTGCTTTTGAGAAAAGGGTATGTCGAAAAGGTAAAGAATGAGTCTGTCTTGTTAAGGTTTCAGACAGCCTTAATATGCGAGGCTCTGATAGGTAAAGGGAATGGGGCTAGGTTTGTCATGGATAGCTGGCAGCTTGAATCTAAAGTAGATTTAGATAGAGACCAGGTCAGGACACTACTAAAAGCCAAAAGAGAAAAGGAAGCTCTAAAAAGGCTAAAAACGAAGCAGAATGGCTGATTTACAAGTAAGGGTGGCGGCTGATGTGGCATCTGCGATTTCGGCCTTACAAAAGCTAGAGAAAGAGCTTGATAGAGCTAAGTTAGGTGCTGAGGAGACTGCTAGGAGTACGGATAATGCTTCTAAAGCTCTTAGTAGATTGCCTAATGTTACAGGGCAAGCCACATCTACCTTAACGAACTTTAGCCGAGTGGTGCAAGATGCGCCATTTGGCCTTATTGGTATAGCCAATAACATTGACCCCTTAATTACATCATTCCAACAACTCAAAGCCACTACTGGAACTACCGGAGGGGCTTTTAAGGCTTTAGTGGGCCAGTTGGCTGGTCCTGCTGGTATTGCTTTAGCTATCTCTACCGTTACATCTTTACTGATTACATTTGGGGATAGATTATTTACTACAAGTAAGACAACACAAAAGGTTGCCTCAGATGCTGATAAACTTAAAGACTCAATAAACGGCATATTTGCCGAAACAGCAAAAGAGGCCACAGCAGTCAATGGCTTTCTTGGTATTCTCCGTAACGAAACAGAGACCAGAGAGAGAAAGTTAGCTGCGATAAAGGAATTACAGCAAATTCAGCCGCAGATATTTTCTGGGTTGAAGTTAGAGGGTGAGGCTGTGGTAGGCTTAGATAATGCCTATAAAAACTATTTAGAAAACCTAAAGACTGTAATTGCTGTCAAAATAAAGCAGGCTCAATTAGAGCAGCTTATTGAAAAGCAGCTTAAATTACAAGGGGTTACTTTAACAGCTAATGAAAAGACATTAGTTGATGGTACAAAGAGGTTTCAAGAGTTACTATCTAATGACCCTAGGTTACAAGGTACTGATGCCTCGAGAATAAAGCAGTACTACACAGATCAAGAGAACCAAAGCAAAAAGACTTTATCTGCTTTACAAAGGGATATCTCACAATTACAGAGTGAGATAACTCAGTTAAGTACAGGCATACAAACGAAGCCTATAACTACAAAGATTGATAAAGCAGATGTTGAGATAAAATCGTTCAAAATAGTTGCTTTACCAAGTTTATTAGATGAGCTTGATAAGGCAATCGAAAATATAAAAGCACAGCCAAGAGTTGTCAATATACCTGTTGAGCCACGAATCAAAACAGT